GCCGTCCCCGGTACCCGCGCCTGACGAATCAGCGCCGGGTAGTTGCTCGGTGGCAGGGGAAACGTAGTGCGGTCGAAGGTCTGGATACAAGACCACAATTGGCTTTGGTTCCCGTCTTGGTAGCTATACAGTGTCCCGGCGATGGCATTGCCGGAGATTGGGAGTGGCGGAGCCGTCTGCCCCCACTGTGCCCCCTGCGCTTGGATCAATGCGTTGGTGCGGGACACGGGATCGCCATCGCCTACGTTCGTCACAACGCCGACAATCGCAATCACCGCCGCTTCAAACGCAGCGCTGTTCCATGAGTGCAGCGACCCATGTGTCGTGTTGGCTCCGGTGAAGCTAGGGACACTGAAATTGTTGGGGCCGAACCCCTGCGCGGCCAGTGTTGAGTTGGCCGCTGCCATGAGGTTGACCGGGATGATCGCGCACAGGCTCATAGCGTCACTCCCGTCTTTCCAGCCACCCACGTTTCCGTATCGCTAATGGCCTGCGCGGAGGATTGAACACCACGGATGATGAGGGAGTAGAGCTGGCCGTTGAAGGGCAAGGCGGTTCCTGCGCGACGACCGATGTAGAGGGGATAGTTACCGAAGTTGCCTGCGGCGACAGCGCCTACTAGCGTTGTCTGATCAATAGTCCCGTTTATTCTTGGAATAACAGAAGTAGCGACAGATGCGGCCGCCCCGTCTAACATGGCAGATAGCGTGTAGGCCGTGGCTACCAATTTTGCCGCCGAGTTGTAGCCTCTGTTGATTGACCCGTTGCTCGTTCGGAACCCAAAAACAGTCGTGCTTTCAAACGCGGAGATGTAGAACGCGCCGTTGTTGGCGGGCGCGTTGGTACTTAGCTCAACCAGCATGTTCGTACCGGGCTGCGCAGCATATATGCCCGCCCAGACGCCCGCCTTATCCGCCGCCGCAAAGCTCGCACTCGCCGTCGCCAGCCCATCATCAACCCCATCAAATCGCAGGTAGTATGGGAAGCCGACGGAGTTGTAGTTGGTGGCGGTGGTGATCCATTGGTAGGTGGAGAGCGCGGGTCCTTCAAGTTGAGCGCCCCACATATAGAAAGTGTCATTGATAGTCGCGCCGCTTTTTCCGAAGTACAGTGCAGTAATAGCAGAAGCTCTCGTAACAGAGCATCGGTAAAACCCATTAGCGACTGCTTCAATAGCTGCCGAGGAATTGTTTATTCCGTTAGAAACCACAACCCCGGTGGATACGTTGAAAGTAGCTACGTCATTGGCATTAATTCCGCCTGTATCAATCGTAACTACTCCGCCATTTCCGGCCTTAAAATAAGCAGATGCCGTTGTGAATCCAGCAGAAAATCCTGTTGCTCTAGCGTAGGCATACGACGATGCCGAAGCAGTTACCAAATCGGCTGTAATTGTCCCGTCAGGGGCCATCGTTGCATTCGGAGTTATCGTTGCGTTAGCCTTCGTCCACGCCGCATTATCAAACTGCTCCGAAAACGTCAGCAGATTCACCCGCGCACTCAGCACAGGGCGTGAGGCGGCGGTGGCTTGGAGGGCGTGGTTGCCTGCGACTTGCTCGATGGTGATGCTGGAAATGGAACATGAAACACCAACAGGCGCTGTGATAACTCCACTACCCCCTACCCCGTACACGATGTATGTTCCCGGCGAATTAATGTTAATAGCGGACCCAGCCCCGCTCTGTGCTGAGACAGTGATAGACCCACCTGCGGATCTTGCTGTGACAATTACTGTCCAGCGATATATGAATCCGTTTGCAAGCGGGTAGTTAGTAGCTGCGGCATTGATGAGTAGATTGCTGCTTCCTGCCTGCGTACCGTCAGATGCCGCCGTAGTTGCTGTAGTTGACCATCCCACTCCTTTAGTCCACGTAGAAGTATCCAGCGTTCCGTTGACAAAAGGCGCAAGAGTGGCAGCAAGCCCTTTGCGCTTGTCCAGCAACAATCCCACTGGCTGCTCAACCGCCGTCACAGGCGGGTCTCCATTAATGGTCTGGAACATGCTGCTCAGGTCGGAAGGGTCATACCACACGCCATTCTCGCCCAAGAGGAACAGGTCTGCGGGAGTGAATACCACCACGCCTGAAGTTATCGTGACGGTGTAAGTCCCCGGAGGCTGCTGCGTTGTCGGGTCAATCGTGATCGACGCATAGCCGGGGAATATCTGCGGGGCAGCCTGAACAACGTAAGCCTGACTATTGATCGTGATTACATTCCCTGCCTGAATCTGCGAGAAGTCAATGAACGACCCAGACGAATTGACGTCGCTGACGAGAAGCTTGTTCACCGTGTTGTTGGCGTGGACGATGGTATTTGCCGCCGGAGCGGCCCCCGTCACAGGCGTGGTGTATATCCAGCTTCCAGAGAATGGCAGTAGCGATACCGCAAGAGAATTGCTATCCGCGCTCGCAGAGCCATTGCCGGTGGAAGTCACCCGGCAGGACATGATGAACCCCTTCTGCGCGTCGGTGAGAGCGAAGGTGTTGTTGGTCGCCCCTACGATGGGTGATCCGTTGTCAAGCCACTGGTAGGTGAACGGACCTGCGTTTGTCCATGTTCCGGTGGAGCAAGAGAGCGTGTTGCCGCTGGCTGGGGTTCCTGTAACTACTGGGGCCACTGTGTTCACAGGCGGGCCTAACGCCGCAACGATGTAGGAGTTCTTGGTCACCCCGTTCGATCCAAGCCCATTGGTCGCCGTCAGGGTGACGTTGTAGGTTCCGGAAGCCGCGTAGGTATACAGCGGGTTCTGCTGGGTCGAGGTTCCACCATCACCGAAAGTCCACGCCCACGACGTCGGGATGCCAGTAGTCAGATCGGTAAACTGAACTTGCAGCGGAGCCGTCCCGGAGGTGGGTGCCCCGGAGAAGTTGGCTACAGGAATAGCCGGAACTGGCGGAGCAACCTTGTTGGGCGCCGCCGTAGTTTCCTGCGTCAGGGCTCGCGTAACCGCGCTGGTGACGGGGCGGGTAAGCATTACTGAGTCTCGACTCCGACCGAATCGGTATATCCTGCGGTTCGGACTACACGGTAAGTAGTGATACCAGCACCACCAGTGATGACTACTGCCGGCTTTACCGGGGTCAGCGAATCGACTGGAGTATAGGTAGATCCTGTCTTCAGCTCTAGGCTGATCGGGGACGCCGAAGCGCCGATTGATCCGTTTCCGGTCCTGATCAGCGAAACGACCAAAGTGGCTCCAGCGGCGACAGTGAAGTCGGCGGAGGCGAGGGCCGAGTTGCCAACGGCAAGCTGGGTAGTCATAGCGGTATCTCCAGTTTCGGGAAGTGTGGGGCTAAGGCGCCGCCAAGTAAAGCTGGTTGAACAGGTTGTGGACGGCCTCCAGCAGCTGTGCGCCGCTTATCAGGCCTCCGGAGGTGGAAAGGGTCAGGGCGGAGATATCGGCCTCGCTGGCATGTAGTGAGACCACTTCCGGCACTAGATTGAACAGGAAGGCATCGGCGGAATCGGTAACCCGCACCGTGGCATAGCCGGCAATGGCAACCGACTGGTTCGCCGACTGGACATAGTTGAACTGGACAGCAGTTGGCAGGATCGTATGGATTTCTGCGCCAGCTGGAGTAGTTTGTTGAATGGGGCCGGGCATTGGACTCTCCTAAATGACGTTCCAGATCTGGGTGTCTACCTTGAGAACTGTCTTTGATTCTCCGGGAGCAATTACAAGCGCGCCACTGCCTCCTGAGCTACTTCCTCCGGGATAGTACAATACCGCGCCATTGGCAGCAGTCAGCGTGATATTCCCAGTAGTGTTTCCTCTATTGACGATAACCACCGTTCCCCCGATTCGGAATGGACTGATAGCATTGTCGTTACAGAACACGGCAAAGGTTCCATTTCCTGACTTCACAACTGACTGCCCAAGATCAGTCTCGGTCAGGATGTACTGAGCTGTTATGTTGACTACAGCAAGCGGATACACAACTCTCGGGGCAAGAATAGGAAGATCTGAACTGATATTTGATAGACCGACCGTAAGCGTTGCGCCACCAGTGCGCCTGATTTTGATTGTGTCGGTCGCCCGATCCCAGAAGACCTGACCCTTGATAGACGTATAGGTTTCTTCCAAGAAGGAAAGCCGAGGGCTTGCCTGAGCTGCATCTCTGGCGACAATATCAACAACCCCATTCACGACGCCAACTGAGGTTGATGTCGGGGAAATGTAAATAGCGGGAACCAATCCAGCGCCATTGTTTATCCTCATTGAACCGTCGGCCTTAACCGCGATCTGGCCGTTTAATGTCCCACCATCTTGGAAGTTGATGTCGGAGTCAAATCCAGATTGCGAATTGATGGTGACAACGCCAAGACCTGACGGGGTAATGAAGACCGGGTTGTTGATCGGAGCAAAATCGTTGTCGGTCAACGAGGCATTGAATTCCGCCAAGGTTCCGCTCAGGCCAACGATTGGGGCCGCCGCGGGGGAGCCAGTGATGACGATGGGCGCTATGCCTTGCACCGAAGTTACTGATCCTGATCCGGGGCTCGAGCCACCGGCACCAGAAGCTCCGTATCTGATCACGCAGGAGTTGACGTCCTGAAGATTGACGCAGGTCTTCTTCATCGCCATCCGCAAGATCTCTGTGGCTCCACCTTCCGGAAATACACCGGTGAATGGGGCAACAGCGATCGCGGAAACAGCGTCATCGAAGCTGGCATACTCAGCCTCGCCATACTGCACGATCAAGATTCCGCGCCATGTGACAAGCAGGCGCTGCACAGACGCGCGCACGTTGGATGACAGCGCTACCAAGGAAGAGCCGTTCCAGTATCGGGTTGGATCGACTAAGGTGACCTGCGGCGGCACTGCTCCGCCATTGGCAATTCCTGCATTCATCGGAGTGAACGGCATTATTGCGTTGCCCGGGACATCGATCTGATGTACTCCGAACCCAGCTTGCTGTTGCTCATGCCAGTTTATTGACAGGCCGTTTACTTTTCCCTCGCTGTTTCGGAAGGTAAGATTTGCGTTGGGATACACGTTTACCAGCTGCTCGATGTTTGGCAGCATCTGCATGGCAAACTTGTCAACTGACGCCAGCATGGGCTTGGAGAAAACCCCAGAGTTTCCAAGATAAGTCGGCATGAAGCTGTTGACGCCAGCAACCCGCTGAACAAATACAGCACCAAGCTGAAGTATTGTCGGAGAAGAGGCAAACGGCTGGCTTGACCAGTACACCGTATTTGCAAAGTCCACGCCAACATAGCGGATGTAGTTTCCATCCGCAGGAAGTGAGATGGTGGATAGAGCAATGTCATGCTGCGGTAGCTCTATGATCGGATATCCGGACAGCAACGACTCGAAGTAGACGCCGCTGATGGCGCCGACTCTGAGCGTTGTGGAATTCAAGATCGACAGGTCAAAGGTGTCGCTTTCCAGCGTGATCCCAGTATCGGCGATCGCGCTGATGGTTCTGATAAGCTGGTCTGCGGTGACATAGTCCCCAGTCGATGGAAGCCCGGGGCTGACGATGGATACTGGGTTGTTGACTATTGTGGTTGTTCCACCGCCAAGCGCCGTCGCCAGAGATCCATCGGGGTTGAATACGTTGACCCCCAAGGTTGCGCCCACAGTTGCGCCGTCTTCAACGTGAATTGTTCTCAGGCCGCGGAACTGCTGGACGAGTACCTTCTTTGCCATCAGTAGCCGCCCTGTCTCCGATTGGCTTCCTCGATGCCCATCTCGAAGGCTTCAATGTCGGTCTTAGGTTTTCGACCAACCTCGGAGCTGTTCCCGCCAGTGGGGCGCAGCGGCATTGTGCCAATTCTGGCGACAGGCTTGGCCGCAGGGGCGGTGACGGGAGTGGCCCGGTACAGCTTCTCGATCTCCTGCACCCATCGGCTGGGGGCGAAGTTCTGCTGGATCATCCGGATTGACGGGGTCAATACCGCAAGCTTGGCCTCGAAGTTGACCGGATCCGCCGCCCGCAACTGGGCACCGAGATTCGCCACATCCTGCGTAGCCGCATCCTGAGCCCGCTGCAACTCGGTCTTCTCGTTGCTCACGCGGAGGGTCTCGTCACGCAGCTTGGTTGCCGCGCGGGTCTGCACCAGCGCCTCGGCCACGTCCCGCGGCACATCGCCGTCGAGGACGCGCTTCTTCAGATCCGGATCAGCATCGAGCGGATCGCCATCGCCCGCGGCTAGGCCAAGCTCTCCGGCCAGCCACTTCTGCTCCGCGGCCATGGCCTCGTAGGCCTGCTTCATCTTGACCGGGTCGCGGGAGTTGATCAGCTGCAGGTAGCCAAGCGCGTTGCCGAATTGCTGCGGGGTCGCGCCCGTAGAGGTTACCGTCTCTTCCCACTGGATCGCGCGCTGCTCGGCGGCGTTCAGGCGCTCGACCACATCCGACAGCTTCTCGGCCTTCAGCTCGGTCAGGGTCGCGCGCAGCTCCGCGTTGCTGGTTGCCAGCTCGGTGAACCGCTCCGCCGTCTTGCCCTTGAGGCCGCGCTCGGCGATCTCGGTGGCGATCTCGGTGGCGTGGTCGATCGGGGCATCAGCCGGCTTGTCGGCAGGCGCGTCCGGGCCCTTGTCAACGGGCGCATCGCCGACAGGCGCGTCGATCGGGGTCTCGCTGTCATCCGGGTCCTCGTTGACGATTGGCGCATCGGGCTCTTCGTCTTCTTCGGGTAGCTCTCCGCCGGCAGCGGCCTCGAGGCCCTTGTCGAAGGCGGTCAGCGCCAGATCATCGAGTGACGGGGTCGGCGCTACGGGTGCTTCTGGTATGACGGGAACGTCAGGCATGGGACCCTCGATCAGAATGAGTCAGGCTTTGCGATGGATCGGATCAGCGACATGAATGCCTGCTGGGCTTGGGTTTTTCCGATGGCTACCCACCGCTTGTCGGTGTAGACCGACTCGAGTTTCTTGATCCAATCGCCGACTTCATTGGCGAGGTTCTTGCCCTCGTTCATCAGGTCGATTTCGTCCTGACTGAGGTCGCGGTAGCCGGTGATCTTTTTATGCTGGTTGTCCATGGAATCCTCGTGTTACATCTGTGGGATGGGCGGGTTGACCTGCGGAACCGAGTCGCCGGTTCCGAAGGGTTGGGGTTGCGCGGGGCCAGCCGGCGGGGTGCCGGTGTCGCCTTCCGCTACCGGGGCCGGATAGGCCATGACCGGCTGCAGCGTCTTTGGATCGATCAGCATGAGCGGCTCGCCTACTTGCGGGATGAACCGAGCCGGGTCGAGCTGCTCTCCAGAGCGGGCCGCGGTTTCGACTATTAATTCCTCGAGCTTGTCGGCCACATCAAGCGGGCTGGACTGGCGCAGTTTGGCGATCTGGGTCATCAGGCCCTGCATCATCGGCATCACGGCGCCCCACATCTCGCGCTGCTGGCGGGAGTTTGGCTTGCCGGAGGAGCCTGCGCGGATGGAGACAACGCCCAGCTGATCAAGGTCTTCTGGAGTGATCCCCTCGGGCCAGAAGGCTTCCACGCCGGCGATCACGCGCACTTCCTCAGCGGAGATCTGTTGCACGGCGATCTCTGCGGTGTATTGGGAGACCTCCGACAGCACTTCCTCGAGCTGGTCACGCTTATCGGAGGTGCGCGAGTTCGACCCTGACTGCTGGATCTCGGCCTCGGTAGCAGTCTTGGCTGTGTCGATCTGCCCGGTCATGGCCTCTTGCAGACCCCAGACCAGCTCGAAGTTCTTCATGATCCACGCGGTGTCGTAGATCCCCATGTCGATCGCTGCGTAGCTTACCGGCACCAGAAGCTGGCGCAGATCCTGCTTCGGGTTTGTGGTCTTGATGGCAACCATTTCCTGCGTCGCGGCCTTCTCTAGCTTGCTGATCTCGGTCGGATCCATCATGCCGGCTTGGAAAACGGTCTTGGGCTTGATCCGAGAGCGGTGTTCCTCGAAGGCGGAGATCGATCTGGAGTAGGCGTCCTGCAGCGACTGCGACCGCTGATTCAGCGACTGCGGCCAGCGCTGTCCATCGACCGCGGTGAAAACAAGGCCGAAGAACGGGTAGAAGCGCGTGGTCGCCGGGGTTGGCGAGTACGGAGATCGCGCGTAGCCCTTGACACCGCGCACGAGGGTGAAAATCTGGTTGGTGTCGCGGTCCCAGACTTCCTCGGCGCAGACAAAAGCCCCGCCGGCATCACCATAGGCGCTCTGGTTCTCGTGGGAGGTGTATCCATTGGCATCGTTGGCGTTGAATGACACCTGCGAACCGGACTGATCCGAGATGGCGGCGATCGGTCGTTTCTGCGAGTAGGTGTCGGCGTCCTTGAGTTCCTCGGTGGTCAGGTCCGGGAACAAGGCGCGGGCTTGGTGCATCCGAAGGTATGATCGGTGGGCAATCCACGGAGAGTCGAGGTAGCGTCCAATCGATGGAGCCTCCTCGGAGACGGTGATGTCCTGCATGTCGACCAGATCGATGCACAGACCCTTGGAGATCTGCGGCTCAGCCTTGTCCTGCAAGCCCTTGATCGCTAGTCGCAGTTGCTCAGCCCTGAGTTCTTCGGACTCGCAGGAGGCGTTGGCAGATTTCAGGTCAACCAGCGCGCGCTGCACCGCATGCAGGTTGTCCTGCAGATCGGAGATGGCCTGATCGGTGACCGGATCCGATCCTGCACGTTCTTGCCATGTAATCTTCAGCCACGAGATCTGCGAGGTCAGTCCGGAGCGTACCCACGGCTTGGCGTGGTCCTTCATCCGGGCCTTCTTCCACAGCTTGTTGATCACGATCTCGAGCGTGTCGCCGAACAGCCGGGCTGTCTGGAGGCCTTGCTCTCCAACCTTGGGCGCCGCGGCCACATCCACATCTGGGTCGCGGGCGTAGAGCAGTGAGGTCCATGTGTCGATGTAGGCCCCGATCACATTTGACTTGGTGCGGAAAGCCGAGTCTCCGCGCGCGTAGGCGCGATCGACAGCCAGCTGCTTGTAGGCCGAGTCATCGAACATCCGGCTGGAGTCGATGCGATCGAACCATTTCTTGACCATCGCCTCTTCGGCGAGGCGGTTAGCGCCCTTCTGTTTTTCCAGATCGACGAGCGCAAGCCCCTGATCGAAAGTCGCCATGTCGGCGGGTGACGGCGGGATGATATCCGTCTGGGGCGGTTGGATTGGCATGGGATTACCCTCTCACGGTTGCGCGACTGTAACACTCAGAGCATGAATTTTCGACGCCTTTCCTCGGCATCTTCATCTTCCCGGTCGGCCCACTCCAGCGCCTCGGTCGATAGCGGGGTGACCTTCTTGGGCTTGGCCTCGATCGGTGGAGGTTTTGGCGCATACATCTCCTCGATCCGTCGACCGATCTGACCGGCCATGTCGACCATGTCCTTGTAGCGACCGCCCGGAAACGCACATAGGGTGGCGATGAATTTGTCGCCCCACGATCCGTTCTTGACGTAGATCTGGCCCATCTTGGTCTTGGCTCGAAACGCCGCGACCTTGGCAATCTTGTCTTGCCAACTGGGCATCTTCTGCAAGGTCGTGTAGGCCCCTGCCGACATCAGCTCGCGCACGATCTGTCCGCTGAGAGCGTTGAATATTCCACCGGACTCGAGTAATAGCTCGACCGGCTTGAACCGTTTCGAGTAGGCAACGCACCATCCGATCGATATATCCGGGGAGACCATTCCGCCCACCCCATCCTCGCAGTAGACCAGCGCGTCGTGGGTGACCCCGAAGGCGCCCAGTTCCGTCCGGTCGGGGTTATCGGAGACGGTGCCGTCGGACAGGGCGAAGTCGCAGGACAGGTACCAACGGCATTCCGCGGGAGCGGTATCGTAGCGCTTGAAGTCGTTCTTCTCGAACTGGCCGCCTGATTCTGGGGCCGGCGCCTGCTGGTACAGGCAGGTCCATGTCCGGTGGTTGTTGCGATAGATGGACCAGTGGCGATCGGAGAACCATTCGGGCCAGAGCATCTCGCCCAGCTTCCGGCCCAGCGGGTCATCGATGGAGTCGCATTCTGCCGGCAGGCGCACCACGCGCCAGATCTGGCCGTCGCGGCACAGGACATCCCCGGACTGGCCGGCGTAGTCCGCGGGCAGGATGGATCCGACGAGGTCCGATTCGTTCCATCGGGTCATGATGATGCAGATGCTGGCCGCCGGCTTGAGGCGGGTCATGAAGTCATCGTCATAGGCCTGCTTAGTCTTGACCTGCTGCTGGGGCGAGTCGGCCTCTTCACGACCAGCCACGGGGTCATCGACCAGACCGAAGTCCGCTCGGGAGGAGGTGATGCCGCCCATGAGGCCTGCCGAGAGCATGGTCGAGCCGTTGGATAGGGACCACTCCTCAATCCCCTGCGATCCCTTGATCGGGACCACCTTGCCGTCCCAGATAGCCTGATAGGCCGCGGATTTGCAGATCAGCTGGGCTCGCCGCGCGCTACGCATGGCCGGAGCCCCGGCGTAGGAGGTCGACACGATCTTGAACCCGGGGATCTTGCCCATGGCCCAAGTGGTCGCCACCGCGCCGGCGTAGATGGACTTGGCCGACCCGGGCGGGGCCATGATGATCAGCCGCCCGAAGGGGGTCTCGATGCAGCGTTGCAGCTCGGTCAGGAGCAGGATGTGGTGGGCCGCCATCTGGGTTTCCAGTGGCAGGAAGAAGTCGCTCTCTGGATCCTCGGAGACGGGGGCGCCGGGGATGTCGATGGCCCGGGCGTAGTCGACGAGGGATTCAGCGGCGCGTTCGCGGCGGAGCAGCTCACGGGCGGCTTGGGCAGGGGTGGTCAATCAGTTCACGCGGTAGCAGACGAACTTGCCGGCGAGGTTCAGGCGGACATGGTCGGAGATGGACATCCCGTCTGGCGGCATCTCGAGTTCCGGCGGAACCGCAGCGTAGCGCCAGAGGTGGCCGTTGGACAGGCGGACGTCGAAGGTGCCAAGCTGGGGGTCGTAGTTGGTCGTGGACACGGAGAGGGTCTGCGGGGCGGTCATGGCTGGCCTCGGTGGTGGAGCTGCTTGATGAGCGCCAGTCTGCGCGCCTTGCGGTCGGCGATCAACTCGGCGGCTAGGGAAGCTGACTGGGCAGTGATGGTCGGCTTGCGTTGGCCGCGGTAGAGATCAATGTAGCCGGCCCTTCGCGGCCATAGCCCTGCAGCCATTCTTGCGGCATCTGCCTTGGCGATCGCTCTTTTGCTTGGACGGTTGGTCACTCGGCACTCCTCCAGATCAACAGCGGTTAGTCTGACAAAACTGGGGATAGGCCATCAACGCCATGGGTAGAACGCAGCGTTGCAGAAATAGAACAATGGGTGATTGTTGCAATAATGGAACGATGACGTCCAATACGGTCCGATCGTTGCGTTGGTGTGCTTGAAAGTCTGGGGAAATTATAAAAAAAATCGAGAGGCGTCTCAGGGAACGCACCCCCGGCTGGGCGGAAATTCTGAAAATTTTGGGAAAAAGTTGAGGGTGGCTACGCCC